CCACCCATAGGAGGCGGAGCAGCGCCTCCGCCAGCAGCCCAATCAGCACCACCACCACGGATTTGTTCTAATTCATGCTGTAAAGCAGCATCCTTACGTAACCACTCTCTATTAGCTTTTATCTGCTCATCAGTCCAACCAAGATATTCTTTTTGACTGTAACCTTGAGAGATAGATTCGTTAGCAGCTATATTTGTAAAGTTGTTCAATTTAAGATCGAGAATTTGTTGTCTTCGTAATTCAAAATAATTACGCGGTGGAGTAAATTGTAAGTCAAATGAATTCTCACGCATGTCGTATTGCTTCCACACATCGCGTAATTTTAAATGTGTAACAAAGGCATCCTTAATACCTAATGCGAATTGAGACTGTAATCTAACAATAAAGTTAGCAAACTTTAACTCTTCTCTTAAGACGTTTGCATCAGCACTATATTGTGAATTCTCTGTATCGACTCTGTTAGTAGGTACCTTAAGAGCTTTATATAATTTTTTGACAAAATATACCAAGTCTTGTAACTCTCCTAAATTCTGTCCTCCAGGTAATGTATTTACCTCCGTACCTGTACTTCCCTCTCTTTTTGGAAACCAATATGCGTCAAGTATAGATTGTGGGTTAAAGGAATTTACTCTCTTATCCTCATCTAAGCTGAACGCCTTTTTACTCCAATAGTTTTGCATAAGCTTTCTTAAATAAGCTTCTGCTTTAGGTGGGCTCATGTTACCTACATCAACATTAAAGATTAATCTTTCTGGCGCTCTTACTAACCGATATATAATAATAGAATCTTCAATTAAGGATAACTGTCTGTAAGCTCTTCTTGCGTTCTCAATAAATGGTATTCTAAAAGTTTTATTTTCATTCCATGTACCAGAGTTAATATATGTAATCTGATTTTTTTCCATAGGAATAAAATCTTTATCTTGCATTGAAGTAAACTGTTCATCTTCTTCTTTATGATGTTTGGCTTTACGTAATAAGAAAGCTTTAACGTGCATGTTTTGATAATTATCATACACAGGGTCAATTGCTTGTGTCGGTACGTTAATAACCCCTAAAATACCTTCTTTGACATGCTTCTCGTGAATTACATTTTCAAAATATAATTCACCATCAACTAATAATGACCTAACATACTCCCATGCCTTTTCTTTAAAGTCAAACAGATTAATAAATTTGTTAAATTCTTTATTTATACTTTTTGAAACTAGCGGGTCGAATTCTTTTTCATCTCGAATTTTAAGAGAAATCATTTGACCGTGATCGTCTTCGTTTAAAAACTCATCACATATTTCATCTAATGCATCAGCAACCTCTGCAAATTGAGCCATTACTCTATAATCTCTTAATCGACGATACTTATCAACGTCGAGAGTTGCGTACATTAGTTCATTATATGCTTTATCAGCTAAAAACGATCCAACAGGATGAGCTGATTCAGGAAGCTTAGGAGCAATAACTGAATGACTAGCAAGTAATTCTTTCCGTACAGTACCTGCTTTATAAAATTCTTTGAACTTAGGGTTCTGTTGCGCCACATCATCTATAATAGCTGCTGGTGATCTGTATGGGAGGTTATTAGAGATAAACTTCTGTAAACCTCTACCAAATGTTCCTTGTTTTCCGTCGTCTGCCATTGTAATATTATTTATTCATTATAGTTATGTATCAAACTGTGCATTTGCAGGTTCGTTCGTAGATCCAGCTTGCCAATACATTCTACCACCTATTCTTGCAGTAATTGCTGTTTGACGGCTATCAACAACTTTTATATTAGTATTTCTATAACCTATATCTAAATCTTCTCCTCTATATGCGGATAAATTAAACATCTCTGCTACGTTGTCTATTCTATTAGCGACTGCAGTGTCACCACTTCCAGCGAAATGAAGACCGATAATTTTCCATGCAGATAAAGAAGGGTTACCTTGATTAAACAAAGCACACCAAAAACTACCAGAATCTCCTCCAGCAGAAGCATCATGATTACCCTTCAGACGTATTTGTTCAATAAAACCAAGAGAACCTATATTATCACCAAAGTTTACGTTTGTTGAATACGTAACTGAATAAGCACTTAAAGTACCTGTATTACTATCATTGCATGTGTAAGGTACATTACCTGGATATCCTATAGGACCATATGTTCTTCCTGATTTAAAACATGGTGTCTCGAAGTTTGTCGTCATTAAACTATCTATTTCAGCAGTAGTAGCAAACGACATAGCAGAAACACCCTGTACAGGGTCTGCCATATCTACATCCTGTCTATTAAGTAAGTATTGCTTCCAAGTTTCATTCTTATTAAATAAATTCGGTACCGTTGTGTCTATCGCAAATATCGCAACATCAATTTTATTATTTGTACTTGTAAAAGGATAAGCTCGTTTCACTGTACCTACTTTTAAATTATCTAAATTATATTTGTAAGTGTTAAAATTATCCCAATTACTTCTTTGATATACAGGATATCTTGTTTCATTTTCTGACACAGTAGTGTCGTTAGCAGACAAAAAAGACCAATAAGTTAATCCAAACTCTGATTCATATGCGCTTGTAGGAAGCACATCTCCACGTAATTGATTACCACCCATTACGTGATTATTACTAACCCCTACTACAGTATTATCATCTAAATCAATACAGAAACCACCGAGTGTACCAGTATTTTTAGCCGAATCACCATAACCTCCAGGAGGCATAATACTACAACTAATGCCACCCATCATCGGTCTATGAGATGCTCTATTACCACTTACAGGCATTGTTGCTAAAAAATCTAACCCAGGTGTAGGTAATGTGTAACAAACAGGCTCAATTACTACCTCAGTAGGCCCTACTTGTACATCTGTTTTAACTGGTTCACTTAATCCAGGTATAGTAATACTCTGTGGGAATAAATCATTACTATCTATTTCTTCTTCAGGTAATTTTTCATCTACTGTTAATGTGATAGCTAGATCTTCTGTTAATTGACCATTTTTTTCCTTACGCTGTATGCCTATACCCTTCCAGTTATCATTGGAATTAAATAACGTAGCGACTTTATCTTTTAAAAGTCGAAGTTCTTGTTCAGTATAATTGCTCATAGCGCGGTATAATTACCATATTAATTTATCGTTATTGTCGTATTTATATCGTTTACTAAACTACCATAACCTGCAGCATTAATAGGAATGATATCAATAGAGCCAGTTGCTGTTATTTCAGGAAACGTAAGAGTCATACTATTATAGTTATTTATTGTATAATTGCTGAATATTAGTCCTGAAAGTTCAGGAGACAACGTCGCACCATCACATAATGTAGAAAAAGATGAAAAACCAGATATTGGCCAATTACCAAAATGAGCAGCAGTAGTCTCACTCGTAAACAACATAGCATTGTTCGTTGAACTGATAAGGACAGTTCGTACTGAGTCAAAACCATACCCTGTAAATGTTCTAGTACCAGAAAAACCTTCTTTGAGAGTAGTATAAGTATTATCAGCTGAAAATTCCGGTCTTGCAGATAACTCTCTCGCATCAAAATTACCACTAAAAGAAGTAACTGACGTAAGCGTAGAATCTAATTTAATGAACTTACTCATAATTAAAAGCACTAACAGGGACGAACCGCTGATCAATAGTGAATATATTTTTTGTATCTTCCTCAGGCGGGCCTTTGAATAACCAACCTTTGATAGTAAAATCAGTACTAGCTATAATACGCGCTGGTTGTGTACCAGTAACTTCAATAGGATAATCTAGACTAATATCTCCAGACCACATTACCTCAGACCTTATTTCATAGTTACTAGCTAAATTTTGGGATGTTGGTATTTTCCAGCTAATAACAATATATGGATTATTATATGGGGCGAAGTTACTAATAATCTGATCCATATCAGTTTGAAACTTTGTCATTATAGACATTTTAATACCAACGTTAACTGGGAGTGGTGTTTTTAAATGGTCAGAATCAAGAGCACCAGCGCTCACAGATGGGGCTTTTGTATAATAAAAACCAGGTATCTTATTAAAAACTCGATCTGGGTCTCTATTAATAGATGTATAATGAACTGCTACAACGGGCAGCTTCAAGGATGATGCTTTATTAATTACATCATGTATCGCTCTTTCTTTCGGACCATAATAAAAACTAACTGCAAGCTGGTCGACTACGCTCTTGTCTCTATTATATCTATTGACAACAATACTATTGAAGGCAGAAATAAACTGCCTTATCATGTCTTTTAACTCAAAACCATAGTATTGATTTTTCATTATAAATATTTAATCGCGAAACCGGTCTGTAAAATATTTAGGTAATAACTCACTATAGTTTTGCT